CGAGGCCAACGTGGCCAAGTTAACCAAACGCTACCCCACCGGCTACTCCGACGAGGCTGCCCAAGCACGGGCGGATAAGGAGAGTTAACATGCCTTGCCCTTATTGTGGGGACAGCCATAGTGCTTTCGACCCCTGCCCAGAATCCATTGAAGCCTTGAAAGAAAAGAGTCGATGCGAATTCTGTGGAGCTTTTGTCGCAGACAAATGTGAGTCCCCTCCAATCGACACTTGCGAAAAAGCTCTTGCAGCGGCCTACTGGAAACAATTATGACCTTCTCCCCAGCCACCTCCGCCCTTCCCGGCCCGAATGTCCTCTTGATGGGTCCAGCCGGCACCGGCAAAACCTACTCCATCGCCACCCTCGTCGAATCCGGCATTGAGGTCTTTTACCTCTCCATCGAGCAGGGGATCGAGTCCCTCCTCGGCTATTGGACCGACGCGGGGAAGCCAATCCCGGACAACCTCCACTGGCACAAAATCACCCCACCGAAAGCCTCGTTCAAGGAACTTGCCGAGACGGCTCTCAAAGTCAACACTCAGTCCTATGAAACCCTCGGAAAAGCAGTTGATCTCAACAGACACACTCACAATCTTTTCATCAAAGTCAACGAATCATTTTTTGATTTCCCAGACGATCGAACTGGAAAGAAATTTGGGGCCGTCGATACCTGGGGACCGGATCGAGCGATTGTTGTCGATGGCCTTACAGGCCTGTCTCGCGCAGCTATGTCCCTCACAGTCGGGGGTAAGCCCATACGAAATCCGGGAGATTACGGTATCGCTCAAGGCCAGCTTGAGGGATTCCTCCGCCTTATCTGCGACCACTGCCGCTGCTGGTTCATTCTCCTAGCACATGTGGAGAAGGAAATTGATCCCGTCGCCGGCGGAATGAAGATCACCGTCGCGACGATCGGGAAGGCTCTTCCTCCCCTCATCCCACCCATGTTCTCCGATGTCATCCTCGCCTCACGCGAGGGAAACAAGTGGGCCTGGAACACCGCTGCCGCCAACGTCGATACGAAGGCGCGTAACATCCCCTGGCAGGACGGGATGGTGCCGTCCTTTCGCCCCCTTTATGACCGCTGGGCCTCGCGCGCAGCGGCCATGTCGAATACCAGCCCGGCCAGCTGATATCCTTGCACCCGGCCACCTTCCTCAACTACCCAACTACCATCATGTCAGTCTTTGACCCCAACACCTTCGCCCAAATGACCTTTACGGAGTCGAACTCCACCGAGTCTTCACCCATCCCCGTCGGCGAATGGCCCGGCACCATCTCCAAATGCGAGATTACCGCATGGCAGGGCAAAAACGACCCGACCAAGGCCGGTCTCAAGTACACCCTGCTCGTGGAAATCGAAGACCCGGCTGTCGCCGGTGTTACAGGTCGTCCGAAGAACACCGTCCGCGTCGAGCGCATGCTTGACCTGACCCCCGAGGGCGGCCTCGACTTCGGCAAGGGGATGAACGTCAACCTCGGACGTGACCGCGCCGCAGTGGGCCTCAATACGCCCGGCCAGCCCTTCGCCTTCGATATGTTCGTCGGGCGCCCTTGCAAGGTAGCCGTGAAGCATGAAGAATACCAGGGCCGGCTAATGGCCCGGGGCAGCGGTATCGCGGCAGCCTAACGGGGATAATGGCCGGGTTATTCCCGGCCCCCATTACCCGTTTCCGATCCCCGCAGGTATCCTACCATCAACCCACCGGCCCGCGCCCCATAGCGGGCCGTTTCTCGCGGTTTCCCCCGCCCCGATCATGCGCCCCAAATCCGCCGCCGAAATCATCATCCCACCACACCGCCAGCGCCAAGCCTTCGATGGCCCTGCCATTCTGGAGCTGGCCCAGTCAATCAAACAACACGGCTTGTTCCACGCGATCCAGCTTCGCCAGGATGGCCAGACCCTTGTTTCAGGTGAACGCCGCCTGCGTGCCATCAGGGAGCATCTCCTCCCCTTCGGCCACCGCATCATGTACAACGGTGAAGTTCTCTCTTTGGGATTTATTCCTACTGTCGAAGTCTCCTCGGACGACCCCATCGTCCTCGAGGAAATCGAACTCCATGAGAACTTGATCCGGAAGGACCTCACCTGGCAGGAGCACGCGGAGGCTACGGCGCGCCTCCACCGCCTACGTCAAGCCCAAAAGGACGACTCCACCTCGGGCGTCCAGACCTTCCTCGATACTGCGAAGGAAATCGCCGGCCCGGGCGCCAACGCTAACGACCAGTCCGCCGTCCGCACCGAGGTCCTCGTCGCTGCCCACATGGACAAACCGGAGGTGGCTAAGGCGCCCGACCTCAAATCCGCTTTTAAAGCCCTCAAACGCATCGAGGAAGCGCAGCGGAATCGAGACCTCGCGATCGCCGTAGGAGAAACCTTCTCCGCCAAAGATCACCAAGTCTTCAACGCAAATTGCCTCCACTGGATGCTCGATCCTCAGTGGCGCGAGAAATTCGACGTAATTCTGACTGACCCGCCATATGGCATGAACGCTCAGGACTTCGGGGATGGCGCGGGCCGTCTCGAGGGCATCGACCACTCCTATGACGATTCCTACGAGGCCTGGCAGTCCCTCATGAAGCAGTGGTCCGTCCTCGCCTTTACCGTCGCCAAACCTCAAGCCCACTGCTACGTATGGTGCGACATCGACAATTTCCACGAACTTCGCACTATGATGCGCGCGGCCGGATGGTATGTCTTCCGCACCCCGTTGACCAACTACAAGCAGAACAGCGGCCGGGTGCCTCTCCCTGACGAGGGCCCCCGGCGCCAGTCCGAATGGTGTCTCTACGCAATCAAAGGACACAAGCGGGTCAACTACATTGCCTCCGACGTGATCGTCACCGGGGCCGATGAGCAACTCAGTCACGGCGCCCAAAAGCCCGTCGCTCTCTACGACGACCTCCTGCGCCGTTCGATTAAACCGGGCGACTGGGTGCTAGACACTTTTGCCGGTACAGGTACAATCATTGCTGCGGCGCATCCGCTGAAGTGCGTCGCCGTGGCCGTGGAACAGAATCCAACTTACTACGGCATTTGCCTCAAGCGACTGGAGGCCCTCGAATGATAAACCCCATGCTTCCGCACCAGAACGCCCGTTGCTGCTTCTTCGACGGTCCACTCGCCCTCTATGTCCACGACGGCGCCACCTTCCAACAGTACAAAGACGCATATGATCGACTCGGCCGACTCCTTCACGTTGCAGCTGCCCGGCTTGGAGGTTGCCGCGCCACCGATCAAGATCCAGATTCGCCCGACGGGACCTTGCCCCTCCCCTTTGATGATCGTCGGGGAAGCCCCGGGGGAGAAGGAGGTTGAAGCCGGCGCTCCTTTCGTCGGGACCTCCGGCTGGTTCCTCGACGGGTGCCTCAAGGAAGCCGGTCTGCCGCGTGGCCTTGCTTTCGTTACCAACGTCGCCCGAGAGCGCCCCGCCAACAACGACGTTGGAGTCTGGATTGCCTCCACCATTAAAGCCCGAACCCCCGCTCATCGGCTCATTGGAGGTAAGTACGTCCTGCCGCCCTTGGCTGCTGGTCGAAGCCTATTAGAGCAAGAAATCTCCCTCTGCCGCCCAACCGTCGTCATCGCCTTGGGTAACATCGCCCTTTGGGCCCTCACGGGCAAGTGGGGCGTCCGGAAGTGGCGCTCCTCGATCCTCCAGGCCGAGGTCAACGGGCACAAGTTCAAAGTCATTCCGGCCGAACACCCTGCCTCCGTCCTCCGCGAATACAGCCGTCGGGGCCTCTTGGTTCACGACCTGAGGCGGGCGAAGGTGGAGATGGAGAGGGGGCCAATAGTTACGACCCCCAACTATCAATTCATAATCCGCCCCAATTATGAACAAGCCACTCTATGCCTATGCAATCTCCTGGAGCGACTGGATTCTGCTTCTAGTCCCATTCCACTCGCCGCGGACATCGAGACCCGGGCAGGTCATACTGCTTGTCTGGGAATCGCGTGGTCCAAACTGGAGGCGATATGTGTGCCCTGGATGTGCGTGGAGCGACCAGACGGTTATTGGAGCCTCGAGGAGGAAGTCGGGCTTATTCTCCTCCTTAACCGAATCCTGACCCATCCGAAGGCCTCCATCACTTGGCAGAACGGCGCCTACGATCACCAATACGAGCACCGCTGGCACTTCGTCCAGCCCAACCTCGGCTGGGACACCATGCTGGCCCACCATTCAATGTTCAGCATCTCCCCAAAGGGCCTAGACCACCTATCTTCCCTCTATTGCGACCACCACGCCTATTGGAAGGATGACGGGAAGCTCTGGGACCCCTCGATCCCGGAGGACGACTTCTGGTTCTACAACGGTGAGGACTGCGTCAGGACGTTCGAGGTCCGGGAAGCCGAGGAAGCTGCCATCGCAGCTCTCACCCCCTCCTGGCCCAAGCTCCCATCCGTCGTGGATTTCCAGCACGCCCTCCAGCCTGCCGTCGTGCGGATGATGCTTCGGGGAGTGAAGTCCGACGACAAGACCCGCGCCGCGATGGGGCGCTCCCTCATCGAGGCATCCGGCCGTATCCAGTCCGAGCTCGACCAGCTCTGCGGGGCGCAGCTCAACATCAACTCCCCCAAGCAGATGCAGGAGTTCTTCTATGAAACGCTCCGACAAACGGTCATCAAAAAGCGTCAGCCCTCTGGGAAGTGGACGCCCACCTGCGATGATGACGCCCTCGAAACGATCGCGGCGCGCGAGCCCGTTCTCCGCCCCGTCATCGCCCGCATTCAAGCTCTACGCTCAAGTAGTAAGTTCCTCTCCACCTACGTACAGATGCCGCGTGATATTGATGGGCGTTTGCGATGCTCCTACAACGTGGCCGGGACAGTTACTTACCGTTTTTCTTCATCAGAAAACGCCTTTGGCAGTGGGGGCAATCTGCAGAATATCCCTACGGGAGACGAAGACGAAGAAGCCATAATCCCCCTTCCCAATATCCG